CCATATTAGCTTACCTGTGCTGTAAGGTCTGGTTGATCTGGTGCGCCTGTAATCTGCGCAATCTCTTCCGGTGTTGCACCAGCCTCATATAGAGCAGCCCTAAGCGCATCTTCTTCACCAAGCGCAGGTTCCAGTGTAGGCATACCTAAAGCGGCCAGATCAATTTCACCTATGACAAACTGTGTAGCGATATCCTCTTCGTAGCCAGCAGCTATGAGAGTATTCTTAAATGCTAGTTGTCCTTGGCTTACTTGTATTTCTAGAAGGGTGTTAGCAAAGTCAGTTGAGAGTGGGTTCTTAAGAGCAATCTCATAGCCATTAGTCTTAAAGTCTTCTGGGTAATAACGCTTATAGTCCATGTTCAATGCACCGATCATCTTCTTAACAACAGGCATAATGGCATTCTCTGTGAAGTCATCCTTCTGTACGCTTGCTGTCTCGCGCCCTGTGCCACTTTGGTCTAGACCTAGTTGGTTATTAGAGACACCACCAACAGCAATAAGCTGATCGCGGTTATTCTTATTTACATCAGTAAGGGCAGACTTATTAAGGTCAATAGATGTATCTTGGTAAGAGATAGCAGATGGACCATTCCCGAATAGAGGCTCTCCCTCCGTGTGACTCTTAACGCGCTGCTTGAAGTTCTCAAACTCATAATCATCCATAATAATGTCTGATGTGATAAGTCCAGGAGCATTAATGTTATTACGAATAGACTTACGAGAATAGTCAGCAGCCTGTTTAAGGACAAATTGCGCATCGCTTGCGGCATCAGTCATAGAGAATGACTTCTTACGATCTACTGGGTTCTTTTTGATAACTTCAATCATCATCTCTTTAGGAATGACACGTTCCATATCGTCACGGCTTTCTACATAGCCACCTAACTCACCTTCATGGTTAAAGACACGACGTACTCTATATGGGTTTAGTATCTCCATACTCTGGACATTACCTACTTTTGTATAACCATTTTTCATCTTTTGGTTAGTGACAGTTCTAACGGCGAGGACATAGTGCACACCTTCTAAGTCCATGTAACGAGAGTATTCATACCAGAAGTCCTCGGCAGTGAAGTCGAGGGAATCATTGATAAGTTTTAAGTAAGGGTGTTCGCTTGAGCTACCATCTTTTTTGGTAGACTTTGTGTAAGTGTATTCCGTGCCAAGAATCACAGCACGATTAGCACGACGCTCGATAATGGCATAGCCATAACCGGAGTAGAAGTCTTCATCTGTTAATACCGGATCGTCGATATGCAGCCCCATTTTAGGGCGTGAGCCGTAGCGTAGGAACTCATTAGCTATTGTTGAGTTGTTCGCTTTGTCGATACTTGGCGCTTGAAAGGCTCTGACCGCATTACGAACTCTATCTGATAGATTCATATATATATTTTTTCTCTGTTTATTAGGCTATACTCTATGGTATTGTTATCTATTATTAAGTATAGCAGGTAAGTTACTAGAAACCAATACGGTTTAAGTTATGAGAAGCATCCTTAATTTTGCCATGTAATCTAGAGTGTGCTCGTACTGCGATAGAGAAGGAATCAGCATAGTCAGGTGAGCGACCAAGAGTCTCCTTGATCTTGTCTTTCTTGGTTACCTTCTCTACTCCATCTACCATATCTGTATCATGAGCGCTAAGTTCTCTCCATAATTCATCATCGCTACCGTAATAGGAATGTTCTTCGTTTCTAAGGACTTGCACTTCACCTTCATCCAGTGCGCGACGCATGTTAAGAAGTGTTTCGTTACGGCTCTTGCCTGTGGCTGTATATTCATCTATATGCCATCCCATCATCTTCATGCCATCTCTCATAGATGTACCAACACCATTCACCTCTAGGCTTATTTGTTTTGCTTGTCCTTTGGTGAAACCTTTACTCTCAGCGAGGGCGATTAGTTGCTGGGCAAGAATATATCCTCTTGGGCGACCATCAATAGAGGGGTCTTGCCCATAAGTGAGTTCTGGTAGCTTAAGCTCGAACTGCTTTGTAAGGACACCATACTCGATCAGAGATACAACTGTGGCATCTGGACCCGCATCACTCACATCAACGCCAATAACCTTATCCAACTTATAGCGGGAATCAGGCGGAATCACATTCCCTTCACCATCACGCTCTGGTGTTGGCATACGATATATCTTGGCTTTTTCCCATAGATATCCAGAAATGAGTGCATGGTCTTCATCAAGATAGTTCCAGTTATTGTGAAGGTAACGTTCTACCCACCATTTAGGCTTAGAAGCAATAAGTGAGTTGATGTCCTTATCAGTCTGCCAGCTATCTTCTAATGTGAACTCAATCACCAATACATTAGGAGGTAGCTGTCCCTTCTTCCATTTATCGTAATAACGACTCTTAGTCCAGCCATTATTAGGGTTCATTGTAAGAATGTTAATGCTTGGTTGCCCTGCTTGATTAGCACGGCCTTTACGAGACATAACCATATCAACTGCATCTTCTACCATCTCATTTGCTTCTTCGATTTGGTTAGCAGTAATGTCTAGACCCTTAATCTTGTTCTGGTCACGGTCTGTAGAAGCATCTGCTTGCGCGAATGTGATAACACTCTTATTAGGGAACTCAATAAGAAGAGAGCCTTGGTTAAGGTGGTAGTGTTGCTCCTCAATCATATTCATATCATTGAGCATCTTCTTATAAGTACGCCAAATGGTCTTACGCGCCGTACCGAAGTTCTTACGCCATACGAAGATTTGGCTCATTGGGAAGGCATCACATATAGATACAAATACATGGGCTGCGAGTGCCGACTTACCAGTACCAGTCGGACCAATAAGGATTATTTCATCAATCTCTGGCCGGTCGTTGATAATATTGATGACTTCCTGTTGCTTGGACTTAAGCTGGAGAGTCATCTGCAATCTCCTTTGGAGGTACGACTTGCCCCTCTATGATGTTACGAGGTTTTATCTGACTAATGACGATAGGTTCAATAGTGATGCGTTCACCACCACTGGTAATGTCTATATTGTCACCATAGCCTGTCTTACGAAGCCACTCTGCTGAAAGGTGGGAACCTCCCATCGCCTTAATAGACTGGGCAACGCCAATAGCTTGCATAAGTGTCTTTGTCTTAGTCGCGCCCAACCAAGCTGGTTTACGCTCCATATTATCCACCAGCACAGCGAATAGCTCTTCATCGTCAAGAAGCTCTTTTACTACTGACGACCAGTTACGACTACCTTTGGGGCGTCCTCCTAGCTTTCCTGCTTCGCTTGGGTCAATAAGGTTTGCGAGTTGTTTCTCCCGCTTTTCTGGGTCTGGTGATAGTCCTGGCATTTGTTTTTGCTCTCTTGTTTGTATATTAAGCCGAGTGACTCGGTTTTATCTGGGTTTATAAGCCTATTATACAACAATCAAAAAAGACGCCCCGAAGGACGCCTAGCCAAATACGAAAGAACTAGTTTAATGGATAGATAGGGTCTTTCTTCACATGCATCTCTATCAGGACAGATTTACCATCTAATTCTATCCTCATCATGTATGTATTCCCTATAGTAAGCTGTTTAGCTTTTACCTTCTTGCTTATTATATCTTGCATCATCTTTATATAGTCTTTGCCTGTGTCTGCATATATTTTGTTTCCGCCGATGACTCCTATTGGTTCTATATTATTCACTTCTTATCCCCTATGTAATCAAAACTTCTACCAAAATCATCTCTTACATTCTTAATTGCCCATACCCAGCTCTTGCCACTGACTGAAAGCTTCTTTACCCAAGTAACTATCCAATAGGTATTACACCCTCTACAGTAGTAAATATATTCTCCATTGGCGCGAACCTCAACTAAAGCATCATAACCAAGTTTAGTTTTATCTACTGGACATGGCACTTTACGTCTCAATTTACTCATCTCGGCTCTTCCCAAATGGTCGTGCGCCGATGACAACTATCAGTATTGAGATAGGTGCTGCTAACCAATGGAATATAAATAACTGGTCGTCCTCCCAAAATACTACAGCCCAGATAATATTAAATAGCATCCCTACAGCAAGACCAATTGCTGCATATTTCGTGAGTCTAACAATGTAATTGCTCATTGCTGCTTTCCTGTTATGATTTGACGCTCGCTGGCTCTGTGTTCGTTTCTCACCTCAATACCATCTTCATCGCAGTCATCATAAGGGAGCCCACAGGTTTGGCATGTGCAGCAAGCACCATGTGTTGGCTTGCGTACTCTTTCGTGTTTCTCATCTTCACCCACTACCAGTTCTAAAACAGCGGCGTCAATCTCCTCAGCAGCTGTCTTTATTACTTCACTAGGGACGCCTTCAAATGCTTGAATCTTAGCGGCTAGGATAGTCAGTATGTGCTGTCGTCGGACTTCCCACTCTTTATGTGTATCAATCATGCTTGGTTCCTATGTTTAGATGCTGAGTTCCATCCATATCTTTCTTTTGTATAAACAATCGTCATGACTAAAATCAGTAAAGTAAGCGGGGTGTACCAAAGGCCACGCTGGTCACTACTTAGCACAGTAACAGCTATATTACTAAGAATAGCGAAGGTAAACATTGGTGGTCGAAATGCGAATCTTACGAAATTACGTGTAAAGCTATCCATTACTTCTCCTCCTGTTCTTGTTTAAGGGTGGCCTGTTCGCGAATATACGAATCAATCTCTTCATCCATGTAATTTGAGAAAACAAGCTGTGCTTTGAACCAGGCGTTATCGTAGTCTTCTACCCGATTGCTCGCTACCACCTCTGGCTCGTCAGCCATCAGTTTTCCTTGGATATGTTCAGCTGCTTCTATCCGTGCAGCCAAGGCTATTTGTTGGTCACGCTCGCGTAGCGTCTCAACGCCTCGCTCTAAGTTCCAAGGTGAGAGTTGATTAATCCATGCGGTGATGCGTTCAGGGCTGTTAGGCTCGCTGGATTTGTATTTCTGGTAATCGTCAATACCTTTGAGCGCGTCGTGATGGTTTTGATCAAAGCTGTACATGTCTTTCATTTGTTGGTCACGGGATTTGATGAAACCGTATAGACCTTCCTTGTTGCCGTAAAGTTTCTCCCACCTGTCGTCATCTGTTCGCATGAGAACTTGAATCGACTGACAAAAGTCCTGTAGTTCTTCATCATTCATAGCGTTGCCTTTCTGCTTTTACGTCAGATAGAGCAACGAACTTAAACGGATCTGGGGATAGTGAGTAGTCGATGGCCGCTCCGTATTTCTCCTCTAGCCTATCGAGAGCCTGACGTACTTCTGAGTTGATGAGTTGCATAGTTGCTTCTACCTGTTTAGTAGAAGGTATAATAGTCCCTTTCCGAGCAAAAAAGTCCTTATCTTGCACATATGTCAGAGCATCATAGACTAGGCTTCGTAGCTCTTCGTTCTCTTTATTAGATGTGGTCATGTTCACCCTTCCTGATGCCCGCAGGCTTCACAGTGATTTATTTCTATATCTGGCCTATCATCGCCATCCTCATGATCGCCCGATTCATAATAAGAGTCTTCATTTACCCTAGTTACATCACCGCCATATGCCCAGTCTTGGTCTAGACGAACACGAATTATCCGTAGGCTTTTGCACTTCTCACAAGTGGTTGGTTCTTGATCTATCATTACCAACCAATCCTATCTGCCAAACCTTCAAAATATTCTTCATCGGTTTCCTCTTTGTCTTCGGCGACAACTGCGCCTATTAAATCACCTAATGTAGATTCCATTATCTTGTCCTCCAACTTAGCGACTCTTTACCTAGTTCTTTTACTATAATGTCATTTAGGGCTTTTGAATTTACTTCTGTTACTGGTTTTTTCGTGTTGGGCGACTTCATCGTAGGAAGTTTAACTCCGGCGCGACGTAGCTTGCTTGCCCGCTGTGATGCAGTGACATAAACCCAGTTCTGTTCTCTAGCTAGCCCAATCAAACCAATCTCTCGTTTGTAAGC